TGTTCAAAATACATTTGAGTGTATTTATGAGCAAGATTTTCCACAAGTCGGTACTACTGCAAAATTCTTCATTTATAAAAGAATATAAAAATGATATTACTGTGTTACGGCACTCGCCCTGAGTGGATAAAAATAAAACCACTTATTAATATATTTAAAGATAAAATTCCGTTCAAGATTTTATTCACAGGTCAACACGAAGATATTGCAGGTGGTTGGTTTGATGAATCATTAAAAATTGTTAATGGAAAAAATAGACTTGATTCTATCATTTCTTCTGTGAGTAATCAGATTGATTTTTCTATTGTTTATTCTGTTCTTGTTCAGGGAGATACTGCAACTGGGTTTGCTGTTGCTTTATCTGCATTCAATCACAAAATTTCAGTAATACATTTAGAGGCTGGGCTGAGAACTTATGATTTAGAACATCCCTATCCAGAGGAAGGATATAGACAAATGATTTCTCGAATTACTGATACACATCTCTGTCCGACCAATACTGCAAAAAATAACTTACTACATGATAATGTTGGGGGTGATATTCATGTTGTCGGTAATACTGTTTTAGATAATTTAGTTGGAATAGATTCTAGTTATAGCGATGAGGTTATAGTAACAATTCATCGTAGAGAGAATCACTATATTATTGATAAATGGATGAAAGAACTAGATAATCTAGATGAAAACATCACCGTTATTTGTCATCCAAATCCTGCTGTTCAAAATGCCGTTGGTAAATTAAAAAATGTAAATGTTATAGATCCTTTACCTCATAATGAGATGATTAAGAAAATAGCAAACTGTAAGTTTTTAATTACAGATAGTGGAGGTTTACAAGAAGAAGGATCATTTTTCAATAAAAGAATAATTATTTGCAGGAAAACTACAGAAAGACCAGAGGTATTAGAGCATCATGGTATACTTTGCGACTCTCCTGAAAAATTAAAAAATATAGTTGAAGGTCTTAATAAAAATTATATAATAGACAAACCTTGTCCATTTGGTGATGGAAAATCATCAGAAAAAATATTAAACATATTAAAAAATAAATATTATAAGGAACTCAAATGATATTCGAAAAACGCGAGAAAAACCACATAAACACTGAAATAGAAAAACTAGTAGAAAGCAAAAAATATTCATACATGGAAGCAATCATGGTGTTCTGTGAAAATACCAACACAGACCCAGAATATATTGCAAAGTTTCTTTCAAAACCAATCAAAGAAAAACTAAGAGTCGAAGGAGAGTCACTAAACCTTCTTCCCAAGTCCTCAAGACTTCCAGTTTGAGTCTTGACGCGGCCTATATACAGAGTATACTTCGCATATCGATTTCACACACCGTACACAACGTACACAGGAGAACATGAAATGAGTTTTAAGGATCTGAAAAAGCGTACAGAGTTGCTCACTCAACGAGCAGGAGAAGAACTCGAGAAGATCAACAAGGGTTCTGAATCTTACAAAGATGATCGTTTTTGGAAGCCAGAACTAGATCAGGCAAAGAATGGTTTTGCCGTGATCCGTTTTCTTCCTCCGGTCGAAGGAGAAGATATTCCTTGGGCTAGAGTCTTTTCTCATGGCTTCCAAGGACCGGGCGGATGGTTCATTGAGAACTGTCCAACCACACTTGGTCTGAAGTGTCCTGTTTGTGAAGCAAACAGTCTTCTTTGGAACTCAGGTTCTGAAAAGGACAAGGAAATTGCTCGCAAGCGCAAGCGTAAGTTGAGTTATATCTCAAACATTCTTGTTATTTCTGATCCTAAGAATCAGGATAACGAAGGAAAGATTTTCCTCTTCAAGTATGGAAAGAAGATCTTTGATAAGATCATGGAGAAGTTGCAACCAGAAGACAATGAATTTGAAAAGATTGATCCTGTCAATGTTTTTGATTTCTGGAAGGGCGCAGACTTCAAGTTGAGAGTTCGTGATGTTGCAGGTTATGTAAACTATGACAAGAGCGAATTCGAGTCTCCTTCACAACTATTTGAAGGAAACGATGAGCATCTTGAAGAGTTGTGGAACAAGCAATATGCTCTCAAGGAATTCACAGGTCAAGATCAATTCAAGTCTTATGATGATCTTCAGACCAAGTTGGACACTGTTCTTTCTATCAAGAAGGTTTCGGTTCCAACTGCAGAAGAAGCAGAAGGATCTGAGAGCGAAGAGTATTCTTCTTTTGCTTCTCGTATGAAGAGCAAGCAAGAAAAGTCTATTCCTGAAAGCAAGGAATCAGACATCGAAGAAGAAGATGCATCTTCATACTTTGCTCGGCTTGCCGAAGAAGAATGATATATAAACAAGGAGAGAGAAAAGACCCTCGCAGAAATGCGAGGGTTTTTTTATACCCTCTCTAAGAAAGTAGCATTACTAGCATAGTTTGTATATACAATCTTAAAGAATTCACCATCTAAATCATCTATGGAAGAAGCAAGATCAAAATCATAGCCGGATATTCCAGATTTTTGCATTGGTGATGATGCATTTCTTGTTTTTCTTGCTGATGGTGTGTTCGATGCTTTAGCCATATTTTGTTGCATTTGCTCTTCTTGTTGTTGTGTTATTTCTGCTAACTCTTTTATATCTCTTTCTGTTTCTTTTGACGCTGCAACTGATTCTTCTTGCAGTGTTGTTTGTTCTTTTTCGCTTACTTCTGCTAATTGTTCAATTTGATCATTATTTTCAATTAGTTCAGACGCTTTTTCTGCTAGTTCGGATGTGTTATCAGAACTTTCCGATACAGCTTCAGAAGAATCTATCATTTCTTTTGTTAGAAATGTTAATGCCGCTCCTAATGGATTAATAACATAAGAAGCACCTTTTGCCATATCACCTAATTTATTAAGAGATTCTTGGTTTTCATCTGATACCAATTCTGTAATACCATCTTTGCCACCTAGAACTAGATCTGCAACAAAGCCCGCAGGAGTTGCATATTTAAGTATATCCAGCAAGACAGAAGTTGTACCCTCTTCTTTTTCTGGTACTTCTTGTTCTGCTATTGCTTCTACGGCTTGAACTTGTGGTGATTGTTCTGCTAATTCTTCTGTAAGTTCTTGTACTTGTTCATTTTCTATTGGTTCTACTTCTTCTACTTTTTCGTCTAATGCTTCTTGTGCTTCCTTTTCTGGAGTTTCTTCGTCCAACAAAAGATCCGCACTTTGTTCTGCTAATTCTTCCCCTAAATCTGCTCCCCAGCCAGAACCAAAATATCCTAATGCTCCTCCTATTAATATTCCGGCTATAGTTCCCACTAGAGGGAAACCCGCCGTCCCAATAGCAGCACCAGCAAGAGCACCAGCACCAAGTCCTGCAAGTCCACCGGCTGCGGACCCTACTCCTTTTCCTACTGCTCCTGACTTTTCTACATTTGCTTCTCGTTCAGTTATTTGACCTGCTTGTAATTGTTCTTCCGCTTCATTCCAATCGGTATAACCCTCATATGCTCCCAATCCAACACCGATTGCCGCTCCAATTGGTCCTGCTGCTCTCATAAATCTTCCTGCAGTGGCCAATCCCTTTCCTGCGGCTGCTGTTCCTTTTGCTGCAGCCCCTGCTCCTTTTGCAGCCCCTGCTCCTTTTGCAGCCCCTGCCCCTTTTGCTGCATTTCCTTCTTTTGTCAATTTACTGAATATTGCATAATCTAATAAACCACCACCAATCGCAGCAACAGTGGCCCATAATCCACCACCACCACCGCCAGCACCTGCCATACCCACACCTTCATTATTTTGTAGAATTGCATCGCGTATTTCTTCTAATAGTCTTATTTTTCTTTCTTCTCGTTGAGATTGTTCATCTTGACTTTCTTCTAGTAGGGCTTCGTTTCCTCCTCCACCACCAGAAGAATCAGGAGCAACATTAGCACCGCCGCCTCCACCCCTAAAAGGAGCAGATGCCAATCCTGTTAACATTTTACCAAAACCACCAGATCTTTCTTGTGGTGATGCTTCTCCCTCTCCCTCTCCACCTCCGCCAGAAGTTAAATAATCAAAGGCAGCATATTTACCCAAACCACTAAAGAAACCACCTGTACGACCTCCTGCTGCTTTAGCACTTCTTGGTGCTCTAGCACGTCTTTTAAAGACCTTTCCTGCCGCTGATATTAATCTTCCTAATGCCATTTACTTTCTCTTTTTTCTTTTGTCGTGATAGTATTTGTTTACTAAATTTAAGTAAATTCCTCTTTCCCAAGGTATTAAATTATCCAGATCACTCAAAGAATGATTAAAATATTTTAATAATATAAAATTATTTTTATAATAATTCTGTAAAGACTCCCTTGAAATAATTAGATTAAAAAATCAAGAATGTTTTCCACTACTACTTTTATATTTTTCTGTGTGTATGGTGACATATGTTCTTTTTCATAAATTACTTTTGGCATATTATCAAAAAATTCAGAAATTTTAGAAATATCAGAAGTAGGAACAGATTCAATAAAATCTACGAGTTCTTGTTCGCTGCAATTTTTGGCTTCATAAACATTTTCTTTATCAAAGATTTGTTCTATGGACGAAACAATTATGTTTATTAAATTATCACCTGTTAGTTTTGTTTTTTTGGTTTGAAAATAAAACTTTAAATGAGTTCTGATATTAGGATATTTTAAGATTACACCTATTTCATTGTTTATTTGAATTTTATTTTCTATTTTTTTCTTTTTAATTACTTTTACTTCATCAAGATTCATTTCAGAATCAAAAGATTTTTTAACTTCATTATCTTTTACTTTAATTTGAACAATTTCTCCTAAAGATTTTGATCTTATTTTTATGAATAGATCTATAAAGTCAAAGTAAGGAAGTTCAGATACATCTATATCTGTTATCATACAATTTTGAACAACACCAATTAAATTTTCAATTATATTTTCAGATTCATCAGTTTGTATTGCTGTTAGTAAAATTTTTTCTTCTTTTACTAAAAATGGTCTATATGTGACTTCTTTATTGTTTAAAATTAATTTTGTTTTATATACAGGCACTTCAATTTTTGGCAGTTTCATTATTAATCCTTTATATTACTAATCTTGAAGAATCAAAGTAAGCAAATGTGATACTTAACCTTGCATAATTATTTTCATCGCCCCAATTTAACTGTATATTATCTATACCTATAGGAAAAGCATTAAATAATTGCAAACCGTATGTGACTGTTCCATTTAATCCTAGTTGAAAAATTTGAATAGAACCAACTATATCTTTATAATAATTTTTAGAGTATCCGAAAATTTGATCCATATTAGTAGGAACAAAGATGATATTTTCCATCCAATATTCAATTGCATCTCTCGCTGAATGTTTTTCATCAAGTACGAAATTTATGACTGCTTGACCTGATGGATTTCTCTCAGAAGGAACAGAAAAACTAGGAGATTGATCATACTTAAAATCGGTTGTACTTATTCCAAGAGCCGGAAATTCAGCACTCTCAATTGGAATTGAACTGAAAGCATTAATACCAAGATTTGCAGGCGGCGCGACATTGACAACAAATCTATTAGTTCTTGCTATTCCGTTTTTTGCAATAAATGATGGGAAGATTGAATTATAGTTTGTTGGGGGGTTTGACATTTTTATTTTATACCCAGATGGTGTTCGGTTAAAATTTTAAACTTGATATTATTTTCTTTTGCAAAATTGTTTGCATACTTCCATTTTTGCTTGTTTACTTCCCATTTTGTTATTTCTTTTAGTTCTTTTTTGGACAAATTTGTTTTATTATTTATATTGGGATTGGTGCATTCTTTGTATGGTTTTATTTCTATTAAATATTCTTCTATGTTATTTTTTGTTTTTATTTTTATCCAAAAATCTACATAATATCTATGTATTTTACCATCTATTGGTGAAATATAGGGTATTGCAATTTCTTCCGAAGACCATT